GAAAGCCACGGACTTAACCCAACCGAAGCGCCCCGTCAATGTTTTTTTGCATTCTCCGGTATGCATGTCCCACACTTTGATCGTCTTGTCCTCAGATCCGGAAACAATCGTCGTGCCTTTGAAAGCCACGGAATTAACACAATTGGTATGCCCTGTCAAGGTTTTCTTGCATTCTCCCGTATGCACGTCCCACACTTTGACTGTTTCGTCTTCAGATCCGGAAACAATCGTCGTGCCGTCGAAAGCCACGGAACTAACAGAATTGGTATGCCCTGTCAAGGTTTTCTTGCATTCTCCGGTATGCACGTCCCACACTTTGATCGTGTAGTCGTTAGATCCGGAAACAATCGTCGAGCCGTCGAAAGCCACCGACATAACACTACGGGTATGCCCTGTCAAGGTTTTCTTGCATTCTCCGGTATGCATGTCCCACACTTTGATCGTCTTGTCCTCAGATCCGGAAACAATCGTCGTGCCTTGTAAAGCCACGGAAAAAACATAATTGGTATGCCCTGTCAAAGTTTTCTTGCATTCTCCGGTATGCACGTCCCACACTTTGATCGTCCTGTCCCAAGATAGTCCGGTAACAATCGTCGTGCCGTCAAAAGCCACGGAACTAATACCATTGGTACGCCTTAACGTTCTCGTCAGGGATATTTCTAAATAATCCATTGTATTATTGGTTAGAAAATAGCCCTCCGAGGTGAATCTGGGATTACTTCAAAAACAAACCCCGATCTTTCTTCTTGCGCTCATTCTCCACCTTCCACTCCGGCGGCGTTGTGATGTCGAGATCCCAAAAGCCGTCGGGCGTGTCGGGCGGCAGGTACTTGGCCTTGTGCTTGGAGCATGCCTTCATCACTTTAGGGAGGGTTTCCTTGGTGAAAATGCCCTGCTGAATCATGGCCTCGTAAAACTTGGCGCATTCGGGGCAGGCGTGACCGGGCAGCGCATCGCGCTTGTTCTTTTTGCGAACCACCTCGACAAACTTTTTCTCTGGCACGAAAAGTCCCTTGCCAAACTCGCTCACGTAGGGCTTCGTGGCCTGGCACAGCGCCACTGTGCGATCGAAGCGACGCTTGAACTCGCGCTTCTCGTCTTCAATGCTCGGCAAGGGCAGATCCATCTCTTTGTCCTTTCGCGAAAACGTGCGATCCAATGCCCGCCCCTCCTCGCCCCCGGCGCTGGTTGGAAAAAGCGGCTGTTGGGCGGCTTGTATAGAGGTTGTAGTAGTTGTAGTAACAGTGGTCTTGTCGGGTCGCTTGGCGCGCAAGGGAATGTCATCGGGTGCCGGCAGCCGCGGCCTTTTTTGACGGTGCCGGGCCGTGGGACCGGCGTACTGCTTACAAAGCTCATCGTAGTCACGCACGAGCACCTCCAGCTTGCCTTTGAGTACCGCGTTTTCCTTCTCCAAGTACTCGTTGGTGCAGCGCAGCATGGCCATCTCGGCCTGCATTTCCTTCCGCTCGCTCTCTTCAGCGTCGTTCATCTCGTCCATTTGATCACGAGGGGGAACAATCACACAGACAATGTACAGCTTAGCGAAATGGTTTTCGCGATTGAGTCACAATACGAACGAATTGTGCAAACGGGGCTGCTGATTTCTGCGCCCCAGCAATTTTGTAATTGAAAAAATCACAAAATTACTTGTAAAATCAAATTTTATGTTATAGCCATCCATATAAAAATTGTCTCAAAAAACCCCAAACAACTGATTCTTGTACAAGATGGCCTGGTCCTTCCGGGTGTTGGAAATTTTCTCACAATCTGTGTAATAGGAGAAAATGTCGGCACCTTCAACAGATAGTTCGCAATCAGTTGGACAGAGTCTGCAAACGGCCGGATACCTTTTATTGAATAAAACCACCGTGACCATTGTTTGTGCAGGTTTAGCCATATATATCTTGTATTCTCTGGGTCGCTCCATTTTTGCACCCCGGTCCGGAGGATACGATGGAACCTCCCTGTTGGCTTATAGTCGCGGAGTCGACATTTTCGCCTTGGTTTTGATTGTGGCATGGGGATACTCCACGTACATCAGTCTAAATGCGACGGATCAAAGCAACTTGTTTGGATGGTTTTTGCGTTGGTCACGTGATTTTTGGAATGATCCCAACACTCTTCTTGAAATCACCCTGTTTACACTCGTATTCTTCCTCGTGGTGTACTTGTTCCGAGTTCCGATGGCTCCTGAAATTAAACCGGTGATTGTGCATCTCATAGAGACGAAAATTTGGATCGTGTTTGCCTTTTTTATTGTCATCTTCTTTTTCAAATACGTTTTGAAAATTCCCATCATCGATCTCATCTACAACAATCAACTTGTCAATTATTTTGAAAACTTGCCTTCGATGAAGTGGTCATGGGTGTCGCCTTCGTCGGCGCCATCATCATCATCAACATCGTCATCGTCGTCGTCGACCTCTTCCGGGTCTACGTCTCAAGGAACAACAAACGCATCTGGATCTGCTGGGTCGGCGTCTGCTGGGTCCAAACCTGGAACGGCACCTGGAACGGCACCTGGAACGGCACCTGGAACGGCACCTGGATCAGCACCTGGAACGGCATGTGTATCTGCTCCCGCCGCACCTTCCAAACAAGTATTTAATCTCAGTAATCAAGTCTATACCTATGAAGAAGCCCGTGAAGTGTGCAAGGCATTTGGTGCAGATTTGGCGAATTACGATCAAATTGAACAGGCCTATCAAAACAATGGAGAATGGTGCAACTACGCTTGGTCTGATAAACAACTGGCACTGATGCCGACGCAAAAAGATACGTACAACAAACTACAGCAAACGACGCAACCCAATGCATGTGGTCGCCCGGGAGTCAACGGCGGGTTAATTATCGACCCGTACTTCCGTATGGGCGCCAACTGTTATGGGGTCAAGCCACCTCAACCAGCCGGATTCACCTACGACAAAGCGATCAACACGCTTCCCGCTGCTGCTCCGGCAGCGGCCATGCCCACGATGCAAGATTTGTGGAAAGCCACGGCCAAATTGAATGCATTCAACAATTTGAAAAAAGAATGGTCCCAATATTAAAACATCTCTATCGCACGTTTTTCTTTGCAAACCTGTGATAGATAAAATCCCATGTAGTTCATCCGCAGAAGCGACTCTCCTGTGCAAAAGGGTTCCCGAGCAATTTCTCCCCGTCGGAGGAACTAAAATGCAAGGTAGTCAAGAGAAAGCCACCTACATCCTCCAGTAGTGGTTCGTGGGCGTTGAGCGGCGAAATCCGAGATGCTACGATCGCCGACTCTTCGGATGTGGATGCTCTTTCTGAGGGAGGCGTGGCTTGGTGAGACTACGAGGGCAATAGACCGGTTCTCGGAGCGACTGGAAGAACTTCCCTATTGTTCTTGCGACAACTGTGGCGAAAAATATGTATGTGAGGTCAAGGTGGTGCGGGCGGACTCGAAGGCGGAGGAGATGCGGCGTTTGTGTGAGAAATGCTCGTGATTACAAGACATTGCGCAGAGATTCCACCTGTTCTGGTGTCAGTGCATCGGGAAATTGCACGTCAAATTCGATGATCAAAGAGCCGACGTTTTTGTCACGCGTCATTCCGAATGCCGGAATCACTTTTTGCATCTGGGGTTTGATCAGTGTTACATGTTGGGTATTGTTCATCGACAGCGTTTTCCCGTTTAAATGTCTGAGCTCAAAACTAAATCCGCACAAGGCCTCTTTCAAGGTCAATGTTTTACAGTAAATTAAATTTAATCCCTGGCGCCGAAAAGACGTGGTATTGTCCAGGTGGATATTTAGCTTGACGACTCCCTTGCAACTGTCGTGAAGTACATTGCCCTTGTCGACCAACGTGATCATTTCGCAGTCGTCAATGCCCGCGGGAATGTCAACATACACCGTTTCAATTTCTTTGACCTTGACGTGACCATGCATGATCCAACGTTCGATTTCAATGGGCAAGGTGCATCCCACATAGGCCTGTTCGAGCGTGACTGTCAAATGTTGTTGGATCGGTGGGGGTTTTGAGGCTGCCGCCGCCTGCTGTTGCATAAACTGCAACCCCCCACCAGGATGCATCATCGGGTCCATGTGGAAAAATGTCATTTCTGGACCACCCGCTTGAAACATTCCGGGAAAGAGCATTTGAAAGACGTCGCCCATCGATGACGCATCCACATCCATTTCGACTACACCAGGACCAGCTCCGCGAAACGGAAACCCCTGTGGCATTCGCATCGGCGTACTTTGCATGTCGTACTGTCGACGTTTTTGAGCATCACCCAACACGTCGTACGCTTCATTGATCTCGCGCATTTTGCTCGCGGCTTCTGCGCTGGAATTGCGGTCCGGATGATATTTTAGTGAGAGTGCGCGATAAGCGCGTTTCACATCTTGGTCCGATGAGGATTTGTCAACTCCCAAAATCTCATAGGGCGACGACATTATAAAAACCATTGTCCGAAACGGTTTAAATCTATTTTCACATTATTATAAAAATGGTCGTGTTGGAAAACAGCGATGGCGTGGTGTATGAACTCTACGAGGGCAATTTTTCTCTCGACAAGTTGCGCGCAGCCGTTCCTGTAGATACCGTGTTGCACGTCGTCTGCACGGTGTCGAATCCGTGCAATTATTCGCGACGCTACACGTTGGCCAAAGCCTTTTTGGAACGCATGGCGAAAGAGCCCAACGTGGCTCTTTATGTTACTGAAGTCATCTATCCCATCTTGCCGCCACAACAACAATTTCAGCTCACGGATCCCAAGAATCCGCGGCATAGCCAATTGATAGGAACGATGCCTTTGTGGTCCAAAGAGAATTGCATCAATTATACGATTCAACAAAAATTGCCCCGTGATTGGAAAGCCGTGGCCTGGATTGACGCCGATGTCATGTTTGACAACACCAACTGGGTCAGAGAAACATTGCAGGCACTGGCCTGCGCGGATATTGTTCAACTCTTTACGCATTGTGTCGACATGGATGCCTCAGGAAGTGCTCTGAATGTCTTTCAAGGCAGCATGTATCAGTATGTCAAAGGCAACAAACGGGGGCGAGGGCCCCACTATTGGCACCCTGGATATGCCTGGGCGTGTACACGCGTGGCCTACGATCGCATGGGAGGACTGTATGATGCGAGTATTTTGGGATCCGGCGATGATCATTTGATGCGCAGCCTGATTGGCGAAGAGAGTTGGGTCACCAGTGTGCACGCTCAGGCATCGGAGGATTATTGCGAGACGATTCGGGCGTTTGCCCAACGGAGTCACGGACTTGGTGTGGGTTATGTTCCCGGAGTGATTCACCATTTTTTCCACGGATCGAAACAGAAGCGCAAATACCGAGAGCGCTGGGAGATTCTTGTCCAACACCAATACCAACCGTCGCAGCATATATACAAGGACAATCAGGGTCTGAACATGATGTCCGCAACGTTCCCTCTGCAAATGGCCGTGGACATTTTGCAGTATTTTTTGGATCGGAAAGAGGACGACGACTGATAAACGTACACACACACACCTTTGGGCACTACACGAATGAAGGTACGGGTTCTACTTTTATGGATGATGATGGTGAATCAAACGATGGCGGGCATTTCGTTGTCCCGAAAGGCGTCGAGACTTGAATCGAAAAAACAATGTGATTATGCTCACAATGTTTTCTTGCTTACGTGTCCCGATTTGACCAACTTTTCGACCACTTTGGTCAACGATCAATGTGGATTGCGCGACTTGTGGATATATTTCCAGAGAAGATGCGTACCACTGACATGGTCAGAAACGGCCGTTCTCGCGTCTGTCGGGTGTAGTATGTATTACATGTTGTATTCCGTATTGAAAAAGATTTGAGTCTGCACATCTTTGTACACCCCCTACCTCAGGGTATGAGCGACGGCATTTGTCCGATTTATCATTGCTCCACGGACATGAGTCCCAGACATCCACTGTACGAGTTGTTGGATCGGTTGGACGGCATTTTGCATCCGCCGAAATATTATCACGGGATCCAAAGTGCCAACACGGCATTGTGCTTATCCTATCAAACTCGCGGAAATTACTGGGACAATACGTGCACATTCAAAGACGTCTATTTGTTGGATGTGCACATGAAAATTGACGTGGGAAATCTCTTGGATGTGGATCGCCGAATCGTGTATTGCATGCCGGAATGTGTGTTTGGATTTTTAGGCAAGAATTGCGCGTCTCTTTACAACAATCAACCCTGTTTGATGCAATTCGGCAACATGAATCGGGGGTATTTTGTGCGCCACGTGTTGTTTCAAAAGTACGAGTCTTCTCCGACGCACTGTTGGGAAACGGAGGACGGAGAGTACTTGATGTTGCCCGAGTTCGAGATTGAGCATCTTTCCTTAGAGTCACTTCGACTGTTGGGTTTCTAAGGCACGTACTCTCGTTCTCTGATCCAAATGTTGCAAATGTACTTTTCGCCTCGCGTAATGGGCATTCCCGCGTGTAAAGACAGAGGATGACATTGGTTGCCACTCTCGGGGGTTTGCAGCGAATAAAAGAGAAGCGCATGACCCATGGGCATTTTGTAATCTTTTTCTAAATTCGGAAACTGAGTAGATCCGCCTTCAAAATCGTCATTCAAATAACACAACACGGTCAACACACGCTGACCGCCATTCTTTTCGAATTCAATGCTTTCTGGAGTATCGTCACAAGAGGCGTCAAAATGGGCATTGTAGTATCCTCCGGGACCGTATTTGACCACTTGCATTTTTTCAGCATTCTGAAAAGGCATGTTGGAAAGACGACATACGCGTTCAATGACCGTTTTCACCACGGGCTCATCGCGCTCGATCCATGCCGTTTGACTTTTGCGCACGGCATTGTCCATACCCGTCACCACGCGACTCTCTTCAAAGCGTGGCTCGGCATAGTCTAAAATGTATTTGCGCTCTTCGGGGGACAAAAAGTGGGGCAACGTTTGTGGAGGGATCCAGGGGTCCGTGATGCTGCAAAATCCTCGCCCCCTCTCTCGTTGTTGGACTTGACAACGTGACCACCACCACCACCACGACGCCACACCCATTGCTGTCAAACAAATTGCCAGAACAAGCCACCACCACATTTTTTTGTATACTTGCCACATACATTATTTTATCTGGTGGTATTTTACCCATGACGACGACGACGACGGCAACGACGACCACGAAGGATAAAAAGAAATCCCCCACAAAAACAATCAAGATCAAAGCAAAGTCGACTTACGCTGCACTCACCATCGGCCGATTTATGCATAAAACGGGCGTCAAGAGACGGGTCCGGTACCTCAACAAGATTTGTTCCGATGCGGGCGAATGCATTGCGTTTGGTACAGCGATTGGGACGATGAAAAAACTGTTTGAGTCATTCCATCTCAAGTATGCCGTGACGAAACAAATGAAAAAAATTGGCGCGGAATCTGCAAACGGATCCGTCGTAGAAGTTCCATTTCATAGGAAAGGATATACCATGTACGCGGTTCTAAAGTCGTCATTGTCGTACGATGCGGACAGCCTCTTTTACGAAGCCTTTGTTGGAACATTTATCAACAAATGGAGTCCCAAGTATCCGTGTTTTGTGGAAACCTATGCCTCTTTGACATATACGGTAGATGAAGACGTAGACGTGCTTGACCTTGAGCGACTGGAGGATGGTCTAACCCAACACAAGGTGGTGTATTCTACGTTTTTGAATGATGATTCTCTTCTACGAAAATCTTGCCGTGAATCCCAAAATTTTGCCGTATTGACACAACACGTGAAGCAAGCCAAAACTCTGTTTGATGTAATACGTGAAAAGATCAACTATTTTGATTTAGTAAATTATTTATATCAAGTGTATTGTCCGCTGAGTGCACTGGCGAATCGATTCACTCACTATGATTTGCACGTCGAAAACGTTTTAATCTATCAACCCAAGAATTATATTACCATGACGTATACGTATCCAGATGGATCCGTCGTCTGGTTTCACACCTCCGGGATTGCCAAGATCATCGACTACGGTAGATCGTTTTTCGACGACGACCGCGTTTCTACCAAACTATTTGATGAGAAATTGCGTCAAGAGTGCAAAGAAGATGATATTGAAGATAGTTACAAGAACTTGAAAGACATTCGGTGGGCAGCAGGTTTAACGTATAGTCCCCAAGCGCGGTGGGGGAAATCCATTCTACGCAACAAATCCCACGATTTGCGTCTGCTGAGAGATTTTAAAGATGCGCACGTTCATCATAAAATTCCAATGTTGGCAATATTGAAACATCTGTGCGATACAGTCAAATATTACGGTTCTTATGGTACGGGCGAAGTGGAAAAGACGACCTTTACGACGTTGGGGGATCCGATTCGAAACGTCGAAGATGCGCACCTGGCATTGAAACAGATTATGCAGACTCCGGCATTCCTTAACAAAAATGCGGCCGCGTTTACGGGGGAAAAACGTTTGGGAGAAATGCGCGTTTGGGTGGATGGTTCGCGTCCAGTAGAATTTGAATATGACTAACTTCCCAACCTACCCATCCTACGCTGCCAGCACACCTTTGTACCACTTCCTCTCTGGGTCACGAAATGCATACTTTTCATCGTGTTCATCGTGAGAAAATGTATACTCGTAAAGTATAATGTGGAATTTAGGCAAGTATGTCAACATTTACGTCTTTCTTATCAGTTTTGCCGTCGGCATGTTTGTGGTCTATGTGACCATGAATGAACAACGCAAAATCTACGTTTATCCCACCCCGGAAAATGTCGATTTGATTTTGTATCGCGACAAGACCAACACGTGCTTTGGGTTCAAAGAAAAAGAAGTTGAATGTCCGACCGACGAGGCCAAAATCACCAAGGTCATTGCCCAAGCCTAGGCCTAGGGGGAGGGGGGGGATGGCCCAAAAAACAAAAACTGGACTATATATAGATGCATCTCAAACGATTGTTGCACACGTCTCTAGGACAATTCTTCATTTCCATCTTGTTGGGACTCGGT